CATGCAGTTTTCAAGGTTCAAATATATCTGAAAAGCATTTCTGCAATTTACTCAAAAAATCTTCATTTTAACCTTGACTTTTAATAGTTAGACTTTCTTAAAAAGAGGACGATTACTCGCCCTCTACTACTCTGCTTTATTAATTTGCTTAACAACCTGATTTACATATGTACTTAATCCTGCCACAAGAATACCCTGCACGATTGCGGTAAATACCGCCATAGCAATATCCTGCCCTGTTTTAAGTGGACACGATGCAATCACCCATACTGCACAGAGGATAATCCCAATTCCGCCTAAAATAAGTGGGATATACTTATCCTTTACCGCTTGGGCGTGTTTTAGTCCCATGCCGACAAAATAAAGCACTACGGCTACAATTAATAACTCTGGTTTTACATAGTTTGTAATCTGTTCCATTTCTCGTTACCTCCTAAAATAATGTTGAAATAAAAACACCTGCAAGTGCGGAAACAATAGTTGTTACAACTAATTCCCAACGTTGTGCAGGTTTGTTTTTCAGTTCATTTACCTCTGTATTTAGTTGTTCGATTGTTTTATTCATATGCTGAATTTCTTTCGTTAATGCGACCATTTCTGACGCAAGTTGATGCACCACGTTCACAATATCCTCGACATCTTTCATGCGATGTTTCAGCGAGCCGATTTCATGCTCATGGGCAGTCAAAGTTCTTGTCAATTCTTCGTCCGTCATGCCTTTCCTCCTTACATCCGCACTTCTAAGTCTTTCAATACTGCTTTTACTTCTTCCCTGATTCTCTCAGGTACGTCTTCCAATCTCTTTTTCCCTTTCAGGATAAGTGTTGCGTATACTACTGCCATATCTTCCACCTCCCTTCGATGTAACGTTTTATTTACTCTTAGCACTTACGCCCATTCCCTCATACAATTCGCACATGGCCAACTGTAAATCGGTTATCTGTGTGTTTGTATTTTTCAGTTCTTCTGTTAGGCTCTTTATCTGTTCGTCTTTCTCCTGTAACTGCTCTTCAAGGCTCTTTCCCACTTGATTCATTACAATTCCATAGATTTTCCCTGGCCACTCTTCCGTATGGTCATACTCTGTGTAGTTCTCATAAGTTGCAATAAGTTGGCCACGCTCTTCCACTTTCATAACTTTTGTTTTGACTTTATCGGAAAATATTTCCCTTAACTGCTCAGGTGTTGTTCCGATCGTAAGTATCCTAAGACCTTGTCCAACAGGTTCTGCAGATTGTATCTGCAGTTCTGTGGCATCGTTAAATTTTAATATCATGCGTTTTCCTTTCTACTGGTATCGCACCAGCGGGCATAAAAAATAGAACCCGAAGGTTCCTGGTTAATAAGTATCTGTATGAATAATATGTATTTGTCTGATAAAGAAAATCCGGTCATCATGGAAAAAATCGTTAAAACTCCCGGAATTACGCTAAATGCTTTTGAAGGCAAAGCACTAAGCAGTTCCGCACTTACTCCTCCAACTGTAGAAGGATATAGATGCATCGGACTGGCAAGCGGTTGGGGAGAAGGACAAATAGGGCTTGTTGTTTCCCCGAATGGTTGGGCTGCAAACTGCACTAATGTTAAAAAGACATATAATGCAGTTGTCCTGAAATTTTTGTATTTAAAAAGTTTTTAACCCCTTAAAATAATTACACCAAAAATCCGCTTACACAAACATCAAAACAATATGTTAATGCAGTTGTATCCTTTGCAGTAAACACGATTACTGCTTCAGATATAACAGCATTATCATCGGTTTGCCCCGAAGTATTGTGATAGAAATTAGCCACATTCCAACCGTTTTGTGCCGGTGTCATTTGAATGCGGACATTTTTTAATCTCATTCCATCAGGAAATGCTAATTTATAAACAGTTTGTTCCTTGCTGGCACGATAAACCTGTGCTTTGATGTATAATTTACACCAGCCATTTACATATTTTTCGACAACCCAGCCACCCTGAGTACTTGTTTTTTGGACAGTTAAGTTGGACAAATACATATTTATCTTATTCATATTCATCAGTACTTGAAATAACTGTCTAACCTCCACCACATTAATACCGTTTAATTCAACCTCGTACAACGGCATATCAGCGATTAAATCTCCCTGTCGGATATTCCCCTCTGTATGTTTCGGTACTGCAGGATCTGACGCCGAAGGTGTGCCTTTTATAAGCACTGGCTCTATCGTTTCTACTTTCGTATCTTCATTTTTTGTATATCTGGCAACAATCAGGTCTATACGTTTTTCCCCTTGCGTACCGTTTTCTATTGTGATTTCATCGGATTGTCCTGCTGAAGTAGAAAACTCTCTCCCCTGAAAAACTCCACAACCGTCATAAATTTTTAGCAAATTATTAGATACCAGTTCTGATTCAAACATTCTTCCTACGCCAAGTACATATTCTTCTGCACCGATAATTCCACGGTTTAAATCCGCCCATTTCTCCGATGTGATATGTGGTTTTCCTCTATATCCTGTTACGATTTCCATATTCCGTCATCTCCTTTTAAAATATATTCAACATTGATTTTCCCTTTTTGAATTTTAAGAATCTTTTGTACTACCGGTTTCTGTACAAGTATACCTGTAACAAAATCTCTCCCAGAAACAATATCCCCGATGCTCAAATCCACATCTGACACTTTCATGCCAAATTCCTTGTAATTCATCAGTTCCTGCAATCTCTTTGTTCCGTCTTTTCGTAGTTGTTCTATGTCGGACTGTGAAGTATAAGAATATAAAGCCACTCTTTCATCTAATCCCTTGTAAAACTTATTACCGCCGATTGTTCCATCTTTCTGAACATATAAATGCAGTACCGTTCTGTCCGTGCCTTCGCCTGTACCGGCACAAATAAGATGATTTATTCCTCTCCTATAATCACGGGCAATAAAATTAATACGGTTATCCTGATTGTATTCTTTTTGTTCTGAAAAATCTTCTGTTGGAACAGCCTGTACTTCTACCCAACCCGGAACTCCTGCACCTCCCTGCTTATATTGTATATCCAGTCTGTATTTCATACTGGAAAGCATATCTTCAATTCCTTCAATCAAAGTACAGTAACGCTTGAACTGATAATTCTGCACCGACACTCCCGTATCCTTTTGCGGAACTAAAAACAAGTCGCCAAACTGTCCGTCCAATAAACTTCTCAGTATACTGTTCAATTCTCCTGAAACCTTTTTATAGTCCTGATCAGAAGGCGGTTCGATTATCTTTTTCGCCAGCATTCCTCTCCATGTATCCCCTGTTAATGTCACTTTCGCACTACCGGTCGAACTTTGTATATCACCAATTATTCCACCGTATTCCGTGTCAGGAAGGGCAATGATAAAACCATAATTCATTTTTTCTTTATCCCATGATGCCAGTTTCATCTCAAATGCAAAGTCATTCGTATCTCCCAAATCCATGTCCATTTCAATACTATAGTCTAAGTAACCGATTTGTCTTCCGGCATCATTTACCACTATCATTTTCTTTTCCATTTCGGCGTACTCCTTTTCAAATAAATCAGTATGTCAAAGCCAAAACTTCCGTCCCAACTTATCAGGTTATAACCCGGTTGTATTTTTTCAAATATCGAACCATTTTCATTGTTCCTGTTATCAAATTCATTTACCTGTATACCGTTTGTACGCATTCGATACACTGTGCCGGCAAAAGAATCTATGACAAGATATTCTCCCTTATCTAACTTAGTTTTCACTTCGTAAGTATGATTGTTGATAGTAATGCGAGGATTTGTACATGGACCGTAAATAGTCATCAAAAAATCGCACGGAGAATAGTGTTCAAATTCAATCATTCCCACGCCGACCGCATCTCCCGTTAAATCAAAGGGAATGTCAAAATCAAAGTCCAAATACTCTCCTGTCTTATCTGCGTTCGTACTTGGTTTGAACTCATGTTTTTCTTCTTTTATCCAAAATGAATGTTCCGCCACAAAAGTAATCTGATTATCCAGCAACTCAATGTCGTTCTCCCATTCAGTTATATCTGAAGCAATAACATAGCACTGCCAGTATTGTTCACCGATATACAACCGCCCTGCCTGTTTATGCAAAACATCATATTCCACTGTTTCATGGAAGTGGTTAATCGCATCATAGTAATCATCTTTTGAGTAATTCAAAATACTAAGTAACATGGTCTTCTCTGTAATGCCTCTGATAAAATCAGTTATTTTTCCGGACAGCGCAGATGTGTCCACGCTTTCATATCCCCAGATATAATTGAAAAAATCCCCTGTTTGCAGTAAGTAAGGTGGTTTAAGCAAATCCAGCCTTATTCCTTTACTATTCACATAGTATATTTCCATCATTGTCTATCCACCTTCCTTACTACTCGTCCAAATTCTCTTTCAAATACTTCCACTGACATTCCGTTTACTCTGTCCGAAAATTCTTTTCCTGCCACAGTTCCGATTTCTTTTGCCAATTTTCCAATCTCCTCATCAGACAGCTTTAACATACTGTTGGTTTCCTGCCGGTTCATAATGTTTGCATTGGTTTCCAAAGAGAATGACCTTGCAATTCTCCCTGTATTTAGTGCCATCGTATTTCTCATACGTGAGGATATATCTGACATATTTAAGGAATCCAAAGCCGTTTCTGCAAGTTCTGAAGAAGTCCTTCCAACAAGTTTTTTCTTCTTTTCGATACCAAGAGCATAACCTGCCCCAAAATCATCTCCTAAATACTCTGTCTCTTTCGCAGGAGAATGTGAGTTCTGAGCCTGCCGTACTCGTTCCAACGTATTTGCAACCATGCTGGCTCCCATATCTCCTACTATTCCCACATATGAACCAATCCCTTTTTCCATTCCCGCACCAAAAGATTGTCCCAAACCATACGCTTTTGTATACAAGTCATGCTTATCTGCAACTCTTTCCGGTTCGCTTACAATTTCTTCTGCCGCCGAATTTACATCTTTCTTTTTACTAGAAGTTCCTGTTTCCAGTCCGCTTCCTGCACTGATACCAAGTTCTCTAAGTTTCTTTAATATTTCCTCACGTTTCGCCCCTTCAGCAGTTTCTAACTGTGCAATTAATTTTATCCCCTCAGCCTGAACAGATGCTTTTTTTCCGGAAATAGCACCAATCAGTCCGTCTGCAGATTTAATACCAAGATTTGACAAAAGTGTTTTTATTTCCGGTTCTTTAAGCGCCGTTCCTGCTTTAATCTGATTCAGTAATTCAACTGTCTTTGACTGTACATCTGGTTGTTTTGAAGATAAAGAATCAAGCATGGCCTGTGTTGCTGTTATCCCCAAATTTCCCAGTGCAGTTGTAATCTCCGGTAATGCCATTTCGGATTGTTTTTTCAATTCCTCTTTGGAACGTGTGACCATTTGTTCCGCCTGCGTAACCATTTCTTGTGTAACGCCCGGAGTTCCATTTGCAACAGCCTGTTTTAACTGTTCACAGTGAGATTCCATGTTCTTCACTTGCTTTTCAAGTGTTTCCTTTGTTCCTGTTTCGGCAGTGATAAACGAGGCTTTAATATTTTCCATTGCAGTTTTTATCTTTCCTGCATCTTTGGAAATAATCGCTGAGGAAAGTCCCTCATAATTTTCTATTGTCGATACATAACCAACATAAGCAGATTCACTATCTTCCACACGTTTTTTTGTTTCCTCATAAGATTTTCTCGCTTCTTCATTTGCCTGAATTTCTTTCTTATGTGCGTTATAATAGGATTCTGCTGCTCTAGTGTTCCCTTCCTCTAACAATTTGGAATAATGTTGTGCTTCTTTCTTCGTTTCATTGTACTTTTTCTCAACTTCATCAAGTGTTTTCAATGAGTTCTGATATTTTGCCAATGCTTCATTCTGCTTTTGTATAGCCTCTGTATACGCCTGTTCGTTTGCCTGTAAAAGAGCCTCTGCCTTTTTCATTTCAATGACCTGTCCAATAGATTCTTCTAAGTTTCCATTCAACTTTATGATGTCCCAAATCTGTTCTTTCTCAAGTCCGAGAGCAGTTGACAGTTCATTTACGATAAAGTTGGCACGTTCCTCATATCCTGACTTTATCTTACCGTTTGCATCAATCAGACCGGAGAGTTCTTTATTCAACTCTGTGTAATGCCCGTATTCAGCCTCTACACTCGCCATTGACTCCTGCCTCTGCTTGTCCAGTTCAGCATATTCTTCTGCAATCTTACGTGACTCTTCGATTGACTTTTTCTGTTCGGCAGTCAACTTCCCTGCCTTTTCTGACGCATTATCAGTAGTGAGTGCATACACTCCCAAACCAGCCGCTAAAGCGCCGACTGCTGTGATAAGTATACCGATAGGATTTGCGTTCATAACTGCATTCCAAGCCATTTGAGCGGCTGTGGCAATTTTAATCTTCCCTGTGCATACACCAATGATAGTTTCCTTTGTTGTGAGCGCCCCTGAAGCAGCCAACACCTGCAACGCATTTGCTTTTTCTGCTGCAGATAGCATTTTTGTGGTTGCCGACAAATTCTTCATTGCTTTTGACGTGCTTGTCACAACCTTATACCCTTTAAATGCAACAAATGCCGTTGTGGCAGAACTTGCAATCAGTTCCAAATGTTCTCCTGCGAAATCAAGTGCTTTCGTAAGCGGAGGCAGTGCAACCTTTGCCACTTTTCCGGTAATATCTATCACATTATCCATTGTATCGATTACCGTTTCTCCTGCCTCTTCTATTCCTTCAGACGCCGGAAGTATTTTGGCTATTCCCACGACAAATGCTCGGACTGTTTCTTCTGCGGCATTTAAGATTTCTTCTCGGTTATCGATTACACCCTGTGCAAAAGACTGAATAAAACTTACAGCCGTATCAACCATATCCGGTGCGTGTTCCGCTGCCTTTGTTGCCAGTCCTGCAAACTCATCTCCTGCGGTTTCAATCGCTTTATCCAACCCACCATTGTTAAATGCGTCTGTAATCTCGTTTATACTGTCTGTTGCTGTTACTGCAGCGTTTTTCAAGTTATCGGAAACACTTTCATAAAAGACAATACCAAGCGACTCCGCAGAGCCTGATAACTGCTCTACTGCCCCTTTTAAATTGTCCTGCATAGTTTCCGCCGCTTTCTTCGCTGAACCGTCACACGTTGTGTATGCCTTTGTCAAACTCTCTAAACTTTCAGGTCCTTCATTAATCAACGCAAGCATTCCTGATAAGGCTTCCTGTCCGTATAACGTCACAAGATAATTATTTTTCTGCTCGTCCGTCATACCTTCCATTGCCTTACCAAGCACGTCAACCTGATCCGTCAAGGAAAGCATTTTCCCTTCCGAATCATAAAAGGAAACACCTAATTCACTCATTGCCTCCTGCATATCCTCAGTTGGCCGAGATAATCTTGACAATGCCCCTCGAAGAGTTGTTCCGGCTTGACCGCCCTGTATACCCGCATTCGCCATAATACCGATTGCAGCCGCCGTTTCTTCCATACTTATTCCTGCCGCACGTGCAAGGGGAGCAATATATTTCATTGCTTCTCCAGTTTCAGCAACAGAGGAATTGGTTCTGTTTGCATTTTCTGCCAACACATCTGCCACGTGTCCCACATCTTCCGCAACTAAACCAAAACCACGAAGTGTAGATGCCGCAATATCAGAACTGTTGGAAAGGTCTTCTCCTGATGCCGCCGCCAAGTCCAAAAGTCCCGGCATTGCTTCCAGAATTTCATTTGTGGTAAAACCTGCCGCCGCAAGATTTTCCATGCCTTCTGCCGCCTGTCCGGAAGAAAACGCTGTGTCTGCACCTAATTCAATAGCCTGCTCTTTTAACTTCGCAAATTCCTGTTCGGTTGCCCCTGAAATTGCTTTTACACGGGACATCTGTGCCTCAAAGTCACTTCCGGTTTTAATGGCAACCGTAGCCACCCCCGCAAGCGCTGCACTCGTTCCAGCAACCGCTGTAGCGGCTACTTTCAGACCTTTCTTTGTAATACCGCCTAACTTCTTTAAGCCCTGTTCTATGCCGGAAGAATCCAGCCCTGTTTCAATGACAACTTTTCCGTCTGCCAAATGTTTCACCTACCTTTGTCATAACAACCCACTTATGTCCTCGCCCTTTAAAAGAGCCTCCTCAATTCGTTTTACCCTGTCGGGCATCTCCGATATTTTTCTTTCCAACGCAAAATACCTCTGCATTGCCGAATAAAACTCACGCTCTCTCTTCGATAAGTCCTTATTCTTTGTATCGATTGTGCGGTATTCCATTACCCTTTGGAGTTTCGTATCACTTCCCAAGTTTTCGAGCAAAATCATAAACTTCCACCAGTGCATTTTCTCTGTCTGCAAGTCAATCCCATACTGTTGCATAAATCCCGCATAAATCAGTTCTGCATCTTCCACAAAATCAAAAGACTGTTTATTGTTTATGCCTGCTATCTTACGCGGAAAAACTTTCTTCTCTTTCTCTCTGCCACAGGAGAAGAACCAAAACATTTTGTCTATGTGTTCTTCCGTATAGTGTTGCTGTCTGACATAAAACATAGACAGCATTTCCACCATCTCATCTTTTGACAATTCTTCCTTATCTCCGAGAATTTCATAGCAACGCAAAACGGTGCGAAAATCCGAATGTATCGGACAGTTCACACCGTCTATCTGTAACCTTGTCGGAAAAGGAACAGTTAATACGCTCATTTTCTTTTCCTCATTGACCCTAATCTTTCCATAATGCCATTGTACTGTTCCTGCTGTCGAATTTGCTCGTTTACAAGTTGCTCATACGCGTCCATATGTAATAAAAGGTCATTTTCTTCCCCACACACTTCAACACCTGCACCTTCTCCAAAAACGCCGTCAAACATCTTTTTAATGGAATCGCACAAATACTTATTCTTTTCCTGCTCATTTCCATGAGGTACGTTCTCTGAAAGATGCTTCATTTTTTCCAGTTCCTGAAAATACTTTTTCTTCGTATCTTTATCTGCGTTATACAACGCAAAATCCAAACAAACTCCATGAATTACCATTCTTATTTTCTCCTTCCTTTTGCTATTTTCGCCTTTTCGATTTTTCCGATTTTTCCCTCGCCAACCAAGGCGTTATCTGCGGGGGAGATTACTCCCCCTTTGGTGTGAATTTCTTTGTAGATGTATCAAACGTTCCGTCCACCCAGTCAGATACTGCGATAAGATTTCCACTTCCCTGAATTTCTCCGTCATTATCAGCAAATTCGGAAAGTTCAACGGCAACTCTTCTCTGTTTTGCTTCAAACTGATTTGACTGCTGGGCAACAGGTTTGTTCAGATAAACTTTCACATACAACGTTTCTGCATCTGCCCCCGTCTTTTCGTTCTCTCCAATATCCGTAATGAAAGCAAGTGCCTTTTCTGAGCGGATAAGGTCAAATTCAAGTGGTGCAGACCATTCATAAGAACCGATTCTCTGTGTTGCCGACTTCTGATTGACATAACGCTTGGAAGTGGTCTGTGCTGATGGTGAGTTATCTAACTGTGTGACACCAAATCCCAAAAGTTCAAACTTAGGCGTGTCGCTTCCCCCTGATGTATCTAAATAATCCGGCTGTTGAAAACGCTGTTCAACGCCTGTCGACTCTGTTTCTGAAAAAAACTGTAAATTCATTTTCATTCTTTCTACCTCCGTTTAAAATATAAAAATTGACATTGTATTCTATATTGGCAAATCGAACTCTGATTATCATACAGATAACCGTTTGTCGTTGCCCTTATAGACTTGCTTTGTAACTGTCCGCTTAATTCCGGCAGTACGTTCTTTCTTGTACAGTCCTCCAGCCAATCCGAAAACTTTTCGTAAAACTCTGACGTTTTTTCATTTTCCACTGCCCCATACAATTCACAGGAGCATAGGGAAAACACATATTGCCTTACGCTGTCTCCATTTGCATAACGCTTTACAATCGGTTCTGCCGGTGTTTCTTCAATGCTGTACATAGTCGGACTTTCGTCCAACTTATTTATGTTTACTGACGGAAAAAGATTTTGAAAATCTTCCAAAAACGGACAGGTTTCTATAAACTTTTTCACTTGTACCGCTACACTCATCTTGCTTTACCTCCACAATACTTTGCCGTTGCTTTTACAATCTCTTTCCCCCTGTCTGCCCACATACGCTCTGTCCAGCGTTTTCCGGCAAGAACGTGTACGGTTCTGTTCTTCCCTTTATTCTCATAATACTGTCGCCTTGCATAAGGGGCATTATAAGTAATAGTGCTTGGTGTTTCTGTTACCGAATCATTGGACAGATATCCAGACACCATTGGGACATAGGGTGTAGATAATCTCCTGACTTCATGGGTAAAAAACCGTTGCCCTTTCCCATTTTTATTCAGTTTTCTTTTCAGCAGTATCTTGTCAGTCGGGTCCATATCCAGTCTGATTTTTGTCATTATGAGCCACCTCCTATTCGGATATGTTTTGAAGAACCAAAAAAGTTCTCTGAATGACTGAGTATTTTTCCTGTCACCCCCGAGAACTCTTTTTTTATTTCTTCAATACCATTTACCTTTTCCCCGCCGTCCCATTTTCCGACAATAAAGAAATCCCCATTTTGCACAGTCCAATTTTCGTTCGGATTTCCCAATTCCCGAAAGTCATTAGGCGGCAGCCATTCCTTGCACTCTTCATAGGGAATTCGTATCAGATATTCATCTGCTCTTTTTAAACCTCCGTCCACGACTGCGGTCTTCTGCTTTGTATGTAGCCACACCTTTTCTATGTGGTGGGGAATAAAGACTACGCGCCGCTCCATACGCTCAGGATATTGATTAAATATCGTTATAGACGCATTTGTCAGCATTATTCCACCCCCATATATAAAAGTCCTGTGTGTGACAGATACCTGTCTATCACGCGGTATATTTTTGTTTCTAAAGAAGATTCATCCGATATGTACGCAACGCTATAACCGTCCGTATTCTCGGACTGCACCTGCCTTCCTCCATATCCCTGTCTTATAATGGAATCCTGATATAGCAGTTCTGCCACTTCGCACAAACATAATTTTACCAGTTCTTCCGCTGAACCTTCCCCGTCTTCACACAGCATCTGACTTAAATACAGATTTGCTTTCAGTAAAGGCTGTTTGAGTGATGTTGCATCAGGAATGATAGTTCCTGCATATTCCTCCTGATAAAAGAGAAAATCTACTTTAACCACTTTTCTTCACCTCTTAAATACTCGCCATAATCCCCGCTGCTTTCAAAGCATCTAACAGCGCCTTAAATTCTGCCTTTGTCACACTCTCTCCCGTCGCTTCCGCTACTAACGCAGCCTGTTTCACACCGCCGAGCGTGGTTTTATTCGCCGCCGGCAGCGTGTAACTTGGTCCTGCCGGACCTTGCGGTCCTCTCTCACCGGCAGGTCCTTTTGCTCCCGCCGGTCCCTGCGGACCTACCTGTTCATTTTTCACGCCCTGTTCCAATTTGTTCATTCTGGCGGCTGTGATAACCTCCCCGTCTTTCCATACAGTTGGTTCATAAGCCATGCTTTTACCTCCTATTTTTCTTCTCCGATAGTCGCCTTACCTATCTTTCCACTGCCAATTAAGGCGGTACTGTCAGTGGGTGTTACTCCACCGTATGTACATAAATACCGTCTTTTTTATTGTCGTAATATTCCGCGATACCGACTGTACGGTACGCAAATTTCCAAGCATCAGCGTCCTGATTTACCTCCGGTTCGATAATCTTTGGCACTGTATGTTTCTGATACTGGATAACCGCCTGTTTATCTACGATTAGGAAGTTCAAGTTCTTTCCGGTTGAATTTTTCGCATATCCGCCTGCTCCCGATGCAGTAAGGTCAATCTTTGAATAAAATCTTCCTTCCGGCACTTTAATCACGCTCGCAAATCCCTCGATTGCTTTCTTTGATGCAGTAGTATCCAAATCTTCAATCATACCAAGAACAGTAGGATTGATGAAAAGATAGCAGGTAGAAACGTTTGCCTCCGCATTCTCAATCTTTCCTTTTGCTGCTCTTAATGCTGCTAATGCCGCTTTTCCGTCCGTAAGGTTTGCCGCTACCGTTGTAACACCCGGAATAGACGCATATGCTGCCAATCTATAGGTATCTAATTCAGGTACCACTTTCGTGCGAAGGAATTCTCCTGATAAACGTCCGAACGCAATGCCTGCTGACTCAATGTTATCCATTGCATCAATTGTAAACATACGTCCACGGTCATATGAACATTTCTTTGTTTCATACTCAAGTGTTACGTCTCCTGCTACATAACCGGTCTGTTTATTGTAGTTTGCAAGCCCCTGCATAGACATTTTCGGAATTAAAATTTCATTTGCATTTGCCCCTTCTTTTACAAGTTCATTCGGTCCATCAAGAACCGCTGTAAGAGATGCTAACTTGTACACCTCATCTAACGCTGTTGAATACGCTTTTCTCAATGCTATTGTGTTTGCCATAATCTTTTACCTCTTCTTTCTTAATCTTTCTTTGCAGGAAGTCCCATTGCCGCTCTGACTGCGTCTAAATTACTTCCTGAGCCTGCACCACCCGTAATTGTTACTGCATTATCAATCGGCTCTTTTGACCCAAATAAATAAGCATCAGATTCCTTAACGGTTTCCAATGCTTTCTTAATGTCTTCCGACTGATTTTTTGATTCTTTCAATGCGTCCATGTCCAAGAGTGCCATAACCGATTTCTCATTTCTTCCACCAGCCTCTCTGATTGCTGTTTTTACGGATTCTTTAAAAATCCTGTCAGCCTCCTGTGCTTCATACTGTGCCTTCTGGTCTTTCAACTGCTGGTTCAAAGACTTAATTTCCCCTTTCATCGCTTCCGGGTCTACATCTTTGAACTTCTCAAGTGCTGCCGTTGCAGTTTCCAGTTGTTCCTTGTAACTGTTTGCTTCCGACTCCGCCTTTTTTGTCTTTTCCTGTTCGACCGAAACGTCTTTTGCATTTTCCGCCATGATTTTATCAATGGCGTCTTGTTCCAGTCCGAAATTCTTTAAAAACTCTGCTTTCATGTTTCAATCTCCTTCCATTTCTAATTGACTGTTTTAGGTCTAATCAACTGACCTGTTATGTAATCTATACTTACTGAATTTCCCCACCTCCTTAAAAATGAGTACAAAAATACCACTCACTCTTACGAATGGGTGGTATCTACACAACTGCTTCCATAGCCTTGTCATACTCAATCTTCAATTTTCTCTTGAACTCTTCAATCTCCTCTTGTGTCATACCAGGTTCTGCTGAAGCACAAATATAAGGCACCTCTTCCGCAAGCACATCTGTTGCATTTGGTTGGTCCTTGTACATTTCATCATAATCATCTACAAGTGCATCTTCAAGAACAATAGAAAACTCATATATATCGTCTGGTGTATTTTTGAGGAAATTATTAATATAATTCATTATTTTTTCAAACATTCTCCCAATCTCCTTTCGGTTTCTTAGCACGAATAATTGATACAATATCTCCAGTTTCTATGTTTTTAATCACAGATAATTGTAGTTCCTCCGAAAAATATACCAATTTGGTTTCGCCCTCTTTATAATTCGGATTCCCTTTAAGCACTTTCTTCACATCGTTCTCACTTATTTCCAAGAATCCCTTTTTATTTAATCTTGGCAATCGGCTCAAGGCATGATCTGATAGATATATTCCCTCTTTTTCAAATCTTACGTAAGCATCTTTCGATTTTTGCTTAAATTCTTCAGACCAGTTCTTTTTATTAATCGCAGAATATGTGTCAAATTTCTTTGTCAACAACTCAAATTCTCTAGGCTTATTATACTTCATTTGCCGAAAATCAGCAAGTGTCCCCACACTGTTTCCTAACACCTCTTTGTATTTTTCATACTGCTTAGAATCTTTCCGAGCATTCCTTATCATTTCCGATGTATACTTCATATTCTGCCATTTTGTATTTGTTGCCACTTTCCCAAAACCGTCAAGATAAATACGCTCTCTTTCCTGCGGAAGTCCCATTTTCTTACAGAACTTTGCATATTCATTTAACTGTCCCTGATATTTCGCCTTTTCAAGCATTATCGTATCCTTATCGGCTTTTCCGTCCTGTAATAGTTTTATTCTTTCTCTCTGTGCCCGCATGGAAGTTTCCATTTTCCTCTGCTTTTGTGTTGCTTCGTATGTGGTATATTTCTTATCCTTCCATTCTTTTGTCTGTCGTTCCTGGTGATTCATTTCGGCCAGCTGCTCATCTGTATACGTCCTGACGGATACTCCCGGAACAAATGCCATATAATTATGCCTACAGTTTGCCCCACACAAACCGTCCACACTTCCAAGACCACAGATATTTTCCAGTTCCTTCTTCGTAAATACCATACCGCCCCACCAATGCGTAGGTCTTGCGCCTGCGTGCCATGTCACCTCAAACGTATCTGTTCCTAAATCTTTTGCAACTTTCTCATTTATTTTGGCAGACAACTGGTTTACACCTGTCATAACGGCTCTGCGTCCTGCAACCGTAACACGATTGCTGCACCCACTTGCATAATCAACTGTTCTTATTCCTGATGCAGTCAGTTCTTTAACCACTCGGCGTAAAACCGTATTATAATCAAACACACCAGTGACAACGTCCATGCAGGCACGGTCAAGGTACTTCTGATAATACTCGCTGAATGGAGTAAATACTACCCTTCCCGCGTAGTTCAAAGCAAATCCCATTGAACGAGTAATGTTTTTAATTTCATTATTCGTCTGTTCATATATGGCATATACCCATTGTTGCAACTGTTCGTTATCTTCATACGGAATAAAATGACCGTTTATCTGTTCGTATATCCCTTTATTCCGAACATACTCCCAATCAATAACGTCTTCGTACATCTGCCATATCTGTTCTTGCGTTTTTTCTGTAAGTCTTTTTATTTCCGCCTCGATAAATTCTGTAGAATTTCCAAGCAAAAGCATCTTTTCAATCTGATAATCCGCTGTGCTTGTAATCTTTCTTGCTTTAAGAATTCTTCGGACAATATCCTGCATAACTCTTACCTGCATATTTTCAAACAGTGCTTCGATTTGAAGTGATATTTTTATTAAGTCATTTGGTTGCATCTACATCACTCCATATCTCCATGCTGTTCCGGAAGATTTCTCTTTGCGGTTTCTTCATCTTCGTTGTACCATTTTGCTCTATACTCCCATAACTGCATTACTCCCATGCTTACGTCCTGCATATCCTGCTTTCTTTCTGCCTCTTCATCAGTCAGTATGGAATCATTAAACTTACAGTTAAATTCATATCCTGATGTGTACATACCCTCACGGAATGCAAGTCCTGCCGCATAATCCTCAAGGCATTCTTTTAGTTTTTCCTGAATTGCATTTACACGGTTATACTTTCTCTGTTTTGCAACCCTGATTTCCGTTGCCGTTTTTTCCACTTCCTGACAGTCAGACAAATCACCGTAGGAAAGCCCAACGGCAAATTCTATCTGCCGATAATACTTCTCTAAACCTCGTTGGAACGCTTCATCACGCATTGTCGGTGAGTATTCCCTGAGCAGTTCTTTGTCCTTTCCGTCCTCAAGGTTCATTCCTCTGTACAATCTTTTGTTAAGTTTCGGCAGCCTAAAAATACTTCCACTCTTCTTTAACGCTTTATCATCTACGTGAATCGCTCTTTCTCCCGACTCGTACTCCCAGTCAAGTCTTGCTCCCTGTATATCCGCCTTTTTTATCAATTCTTTCGCAATTTCAAAAATAGAGATTCCGCAAGGACTTTCATCAATCGTATTTTTCATCGGGTTTCTGTAAAATCCAAAGTCCATTCTATCCATACCGGGGTAAGAAACCGCTTCCGGAAGTTTTGCCCATTCCTCTACACCGTCCAATCCAACTTTTCGTCCTATGTCATCTCTGCTTTCAGAGTAGTAAACTGTGTTCTCAATGATTAAAACCTTATTTTCTAGTCTGTGTCGCTCTATCTTCGTGTAATACTGATTTTCCCCTACAGTTTTGACGGTCATAAAAGCACAGTCATCAGGTTTGCCCATATCGTCAAAGTGAATCGGTATAAATTTATCTGCAGATACAAACTCTGATTTTCCGTTTCCCAATGGCTTTAAAATAAAAGAACCAAGTCCCAGTCCGTCCTGCATATTTTCGTTCAGATCAAGTAAAGCCTTTTGATAGTATGTATTTAACTTATCATTGCTCAGATTACTCTCCATTTCTGTCAAAACCACATCCGCGAACTCACGGCATATTCCTTGCTCAATCTTAAGTGGCTTTACATAGTCCGTAATCCAATCCGCTTTCCCATTGAGCATATTTTTCCAATTATTGATTGCATCTATCATATCCTGTGACAACGTCACATCTCTTCCTATAATCCTTTTGATTTCCGTATATCCGAACATTTTTCTCACCGCCTTCCATAGTCTACTCACCCACATCTTGTATCAACTCCTTCATGTCACGCTCTATCGTATATTCAAATGCGTCTAAACTGTCAATATCTGTACTGCCGTCATCTAACCTCTCATCTTTTTCTTTTACCTCTTTATTCCAAACCGCATCGGACAATGCTGTTTCCAAACTCTCACAATCATCAGTAATAAAAAACCGCCCTGCTCCCATGAGCTTGACGGTACATCTGATTCTATCATTGATTGTTTTCTTTTTCGCTTTACGAACGGATACCCACGGATATTTCTTCTCCACTGCATTTCGTATGGAATTTCCTAAAACCGTTTCTGCATTATCATAATAAACGCTTTCTACATTGCAGTATTCCACATAATCGCCCCTCCGGACAATGACCGCATATTTATCAATCACTTCCTGCACAAACTCACAGAACAAACGGTCAAGCGTATTACTGTCAATATCTTCGTTTTCATCTTTTGCCATAATTCTCTTCGATTTCAGAGCGATTACCTCTCTGTAATCATCTGTATAACCTCGCGCCACGAAAGAATGTCCGGATTGATTCCCACCAAAGTCTAATCCGATTTCTATTGACACAATATCATCTTTCCTGAACTGCTTTATATCCGTTTCCATTGTCAATTCGTCAACTACTTCACACCGGAACTTGTCAGGATTATCGGCAAATCTTTTATAAATTGCACCTTCCGCTCTCTTCCAAAGTCCGAGAATTAAGCGGTCATAATAGATTGTTCCCTCGTACTCTTTACAAAGTTGTTGAACAAATTCTTCCGGAAGAAATGGGTTATCAAAAATTGTATATCTCTGCAGGTAAATATCCAACTCATCGTTATCCAGAAACTCTTTCAGCCAATGTGTAGGGTGCTCCGGGTTACAACTTCCATCAAAGCAACTGTATGGTTTATCAAGACGGGATTTAAGCATCTGGAACACTTCTTTGTTCCACTTTGCTACCTCATCGCCATAACAATACTTGATTGATGCACCCTGTATCTTTGCCACCTGACTGATTTTTTCAGCACCTAGACAATATACATCTTCCCCACAGATGCGTGCCACATTTCGATTGTTAATATTCCCGATTAATTTGTCGGTATATATCTCCCTCATCGGCTGCAGGACGTTTCGTTCAATAGATTCTTTTGATACCCCAAGAATTACATTCAGTCCCGGCTTGCCTGCCCTTTCACGAATACGAAAAGGAATAACAAATGCAGTGTCCACATAGGACTTCCCGGAACGAACCGCCCCTGATTTAACGTTCCACCTATGTGTCGCATTTACGATATACTCATTCTGTTTCCTGCTTAACTGCATTCTCGTGCAACTCCTTCAAAATACTGTCTAATTTATCTAAAGCCTCGTCTGTTTCATTCTCACCTGTAACAGCCTGTTTTCTAGCCTGCTTTAATTCTGTATCTGCATCGCGGTTTCGTCTGTTCTCTTCCGGCTCCGGAGATTGCCCTGAATACTTTGCTACAAATGTAGCTGCCTTTGTATCACCGGCCATTGCCTCTTTGATTTGTGCCATTAAAATAGCCGATTCCAAAGTACACGCTACACCAAGCGACTCTAGAATCGGCTTATATTCTTCATTATCTATTTCAGCGGTAAGCAGCATATTCAACGTCTTTCTGAAATCTGCTTTTCTTCGTCTTGCTTCTCCACTTGCTTTACCTGCATTTTTTGCTAATTCTCGGCGTTCGCTCGGAGTTCGATTGCTATTTGCATCTTTTATGTTTTCATAATTGGCCACGTCACCACCTTCCTCTACTTAAATTTTACTTAAATTTTTGCATTAGAAAAGACGCCCTGGTGGACGTCTTACATTTGTCTTATCTTCACATCAACTGCCTCTTTCCTGACATTGTGATGCTGGTTCTGATTCTCCGGTTTTACCTTTTGAGTAATGCTGTTAAATTCTTCATTGCTCTTCTTCTGATTTAACTTCTCCTGATTCTTCTTATCCATTTTCTCACCTCGAATATAGTATGTGAGGAATGAGAGGTTTTATGTATGAGAAAAGCACCCCGGAGGGTGCCTTATCTTTTGTTCATTGCTCTTTCCAACCATTCAATTTCGCTTTGTAACCGGGCCTCTTTTTCTATGTTAGAAGGAACGCTACAATATTCTTCATATTCATTTAAAGTTTCATTCAAATCCGAATAACAATCTTTTTGTTTTATTTTTGAGTTCTTATCGATATCTAATGCTATTTTCCACATCACATATTTTTCAGCAACTTCATCTTTTAATTTCTGCTTTTTATTCTTTGCTTCTTCAAGATCCTTCCTTCGTTCTTCTAATGCCTTCTTGTATGCATTATAAATTTCCTCACAAAATTCTTGTTCCCTAATAGTATCCCAAACATACTTTGCCATATAATACCTCCAAATTTATAGAATTCTTGTTTACCAAATACTACTCTGTTACCTTTAAATCTTTCTTTTCTGAACACGATAACAAAATAGTTTTTTTCGAATTCTATTAAATTTAAAAAGTACATTTCATATTTGGCTGTCATATCTATGTTTACAACAGCGCTCTTGATATACAAAATATAGCACAGTTTATTAGCACTCGCAAGAGGAGAGTGCTGATTTTATAATCTTTTAATAATTCAAAAACGCCTCGACTTTCGTCAGGACGCCTTTGATAATATTACAAGGAGGGTTTCTGTTCGGAAAATTAATTCCACTTTTTCTAGAATAATTATAACATATTTTTTTTATGAATTGTATGAAAGTTGAAGAAATGCAGTAATTCTTTTCGATATGCTACTCTGCTCTAAACCTACTTCTTCCGCCACCTCACGCTGCTTCTTTCCCTCAAGGTATGTAAGTTCAAATATCTGCCGCGTTTCACTATCCGGTATACCTGCAATAAACTCTTCTATCTCAACGATAAGGTCATTTACCTGTTCTCTCCGTTGTTCCTTAATCCGTATCAGTTTCTTAATCGCATCATTTTCCTTCGGCTCAGCCATTCGTACAGTTGTCCTAACCTGTGTATAGGGAAAATCATTGCTTGAACCAGTAACCTTCCCCATAACCTCCGGAACATTCTCCTGACGCTCATACAACTTGTCCAGTTTATCATCAAGCATCTGAAGTTCTTTCTTCAACGCCCCGTACTGTTTTAATCTTCCCTTGTCCACTGGCATCACTCCTTTATTCGTGGTATGTAAAATCGATTTTTCTGATGCTCTTCAACCTTTCGTACACTTCCGAGAAGTTGTCTCATATGGTCTAACGTTTTCTTGTGCTGAGGGTCGCGGAAGAACTTCACTACCTCTTCCGTCACTTCAAATATGTCTTTATAACCTCTTCTGGCCACTCTGCATTTATGTAGTTTTGTATCAAGCGGTCCTCTCTTTTTTCCGTTCGTTTCAAACTCTATCGCATGAAGAAGGTCCTGCTGGCGTTTCTCTTCTGTTGATATTCCATTCTTGGCCATACTGTTCAGTGAATGACACTCATCTACAAAATCAAGAAAACTCTTTAGGCTTTGTGCTACTTCCATCACCAATCCCTCCCTTCAGGTTGACGCCCCACTTCTCAAGACAATCCCCTACGCTGTACGTTGGGTACGCTTTTCTGTGAAACGCCTTTACTGCACTCTCACTGGCTTGCTCCTCTTCCAGTTCGGCCATGTGGTTCTCCTGCTTAATCTTCTTTTCGTGGTTGCTTATGTGCTTCAAGTTGTCACCTCATTTCTTCTTAGGCTTGTACGGTTCCGGGAGTGGCTGCCATGCGATAACTCTAGGCTCATATGGATTTTGCCTTATAATCCAACGTCCGTCTTGTATCCATGCTCTTTTTGTATAATATCTCATTCCGCCAGCACTATCAGCCACCTCGATAGTTACTTCCACTTCTTCTCTGTCTCCCGGCAGTCCCTCTTCTACCGGAATCCAATCATCATTCATTTCGTCCATATGAGAACGGATAATTTCCTCTACTTTTTCAATTCTTATGCTTTCCCAACGCATATTTCCTAATTTAGCATTGTCTTTTATCTCTTCTAAAATCTTCTCTAATACCTGCATAATTTCATCTCCTTAACTCCACAATTCTTTCAATGCTGCGTCATGAATATCAGCTGGTTCAGCGTACTCGCATTTTCTAAGAATTTCTACTCTATCGAAGTCCAAGTCTTCTGCGGTATCGCACACAATTGTTCCTCCCATACTTTGTAGACCGTCCATATCAATTACGCATCTGTCACATATTCCATATTTGCTTTTGCATCTAATCATCGCTCTGCCTCCTGTTCCATGTCCCTATAGCAGTAGTTTCTAAAGCGCAATTTCGTGTTACTACTCCGCATTCTTCACAGTACACGAAAGCTGATATAACTTTTTCATCAAATCCATAATTGGTTTTTATTATCGCTTTTCCGCCACAAAACGGACATTTCTTTAATTCTTCCATATCTACTCACTCCAATCTAGTCTTTGTCCACACTCATCACAGAATTTCATCATGCTATTTACATCACAGCCACAGTTAGGACATTTGCCAACTACTTTATAAACACTTCCATTAAAATCTTTCAATTTCTTAGTCTCACTTGGTCTCTTCGCTGTATCCCGTTCCTTCAACTCTTGCACCTGTTCCGGAGTTAATCCAGTGTTTTCATATTTTGCCAACCTCTGTACAAGTTCCTCTTTCTTATTCGGAGACCAGTATCCTGTCTTTATTCCGTTAACTCGCTTATTCGTCATTCTCTCCATTATTTTCTCAATCCTTTCTGTACATTCTTCAAATGCTCTACTATAGCACTTTCATTCGTCTTGCAATCATGCAAATAGTGATATGCTGGTTTTAGCAAATATAACTCTGTCTTTACGGAGTTCGGATTTTCATTATAATACTCTTTCCATTCCTGATAGGTCTTGTATTCACAAATTACAATGCTGCTGCCGTCTGGCAAATTATAACGATAGTATGTTTCATCCGCCTCCGGCACTTCAAACCACACTGGCCACTCGTGGAAATCTTTTAAAAATTCTTTACGCTGGTTATTGTTTCTTAGAACCGGAAAGTCCGGCACCAGTGTTTCTGCCTTTCTCTTTCTTTCATTTGCATCTTCATATTTGGCTAGCACTTCCATAGCCTCTTTATGTCTGTTTTTATCTCTTATAACGGCTATTCCGCCGTGACGCTCTGTTAATCTCTCCATACCTCTTCCTCCACTAATTCAATATCTTATTTCGTTTTTCCAATTCATCTTGAATCTCTATGATCCACACTCTAACGAATTTAAACGGATACCTTTTTGCAAGTTCCCTTGATTCTTGAATGAGAATATTCCAATCATTTCCACTTATTTTTTTATTCCTCCACTTAAGCCAAAAACAATTGTAAATTTCATTCGTTGCTTTAAACATTTGTTCATTTGTCATATCACTTCTCCAAAGATTCAATCTGAATATACAATCCCGGAAGTTCCGCCCAAAACTTCTCAATAATCTCCGAAACCACAAGAGCATCATCTTTCCAAAATTTTAATTCTGTCATAACATCTTTTAACATTTTCTGTAAATTGTCTGTATCCGGCTTTGTATATTTGTATTCACCATCTTTATGATTCCCCGTACAATGAAAGCACCACTTTACAACCAAACGTACAGGACCATTAAACATCTTATCCGGAACATAGCCGGCAAGATGATCTCTTAATTTACATCTCGCTGCCAATAGTTCAGGCGGTTCATAAAATTTCGGTTTTCCTTTTACGATTGCTACTTTTTTCTGCTGATAAGTTTTCGTTGGAGGATTCATTGCTATAAAAAATTTCATTTACTTTTCTCCTTTAAATCACTAAATTATTTTCAAGACAAACTTTTTAGTCCTTGAGTCGTAGGGAAGGACGGCGTCGTGCGTAAGCTGTCGCACGACGTCTTTTCCTACTCAGGACCTACTGGGACAAAAACATGAAATATATATACGTAGTATATATATTTTTGTCCCTCCTTTTTGTCCCTCGGACAAATACGCTAATCGTGTTTTTGTCCCACTTTTTTGTCCTTATGGACAAGAACGTCATTTTCTGTTTTTGTCCCTCAAGACAGACACATTATTTTTCCGTTTTTGTCCCTGTCCTTTCAGTTACTTTGCTTCCTAAAATTTGATAACCTCCATGCTCATTCACCCTTCTTCTTGCTGTTTTTTCACTCGTTCCCATATATTCAGCAAGTGCCTGAAGAGTAATATCTCCCTCGATTCCACACGCTGCCACAGCCATTTCAACCGATTTTTTTCTCTCCTCTGCTTTCGTGTTTTTTGATTTTCTGCTTTCCATCGCACGTTTCCAAGCAGGCTTTTCTTCGTCCGGTTGAACGTCTTTTAAAATTCCTACCGTATCGGCTCTGTGTACCGGATAATCAAACCATGTATTTTTCGGCTCAAACTTTTGAAACTCTCTCAAAGTTCCTTCTATTCTCCATGCAGTTTTGCCTTCTGCCAATTTAATCTCCTTTTCAATAATTACCTGTAATTCTGCATACTGCCTTCTTGTCAGTTTCTCTTTACAGTACTCCTGCATTGCTCGGCTGCTTAACATATCATCTTGCGAAACATCTTCCTGCCATGCAAAATGAGAATCTAAATACATCGTACATGCTCGGCATATTGCTTTATTTACTTCCTGTTTCTTTACTGCATCAGTTAATTCAAGTTCAATCAAATCCAACAGGGCATCAGGGTCTCTTGCAAACACACCTGAACCTGAGGCTCTGTCCATAGATCTTTTTCCTCCCTGACTTCCTTTACTGTGATGATGACAGTAAATAACTGACGTTCCTAATTCTGTACAGATTTTATCAAACTGATTACAAAATGCAGACATCTGATCTGCACTATTTTCATCACCCGTAATAACCTTATAAATAGGGTCAATAATGACTGCAACGTAATCTTTTTTGGCTGCCCTGCGAATCAGTTTTGGAGCCAATTTATCCATAGGAACTGACTTTCCTCTTAAATTCCATATATCAATATTATTTAAGTGTTCTGCATTCCAGCCTAATGCCTGGTATACATCTTTAAAGCGATGCAAACAACTGGCTCTATCCAGTTCCAAATTCACATATAGAACTTTTCCCTGTTCACATTGCCAATCCAGCCACTGTCGACCTTCCGCAATCGCACAGCACAGTTCTATTAAAAGGAAAGACTTACCTGCTTTTGATGGACCTGCTATTAACATCTTATGCCCTTTTCTAAGAACCTCATCAATTAAGCATGGTGCTAATTCCGGCAAATCCTCCCAAACACTTTCCAAACTTTCCGGTTCAGGCAAATCATCATTGACGCTTTCAATCCATTCATACCACTCATTCCATGATTGTTTACCTATATTGGTATCTATCAGAAATTGTTTATTCCCATTGCGAATAATCCCGGGCATTCTGGAAAGGCGTGAAGGATTCTTATTCTGAGTATCTACTTTAAAACCATTCTTTTGGCAAACAGCATATAAATAATCGACTCTTTTTCTATACTCATTATAATCAGAGGCATCTACCTTAATAATTGCGTGAATGCTTTTTCCTCCTGAATGAACAAGGCATGCTACAGGCAATTCAAGTTCTCTTATGATCGCATTCTGCTTTTCAATCTCAAGTTCATCTGATTCTACTAAAGCATAACGAAATTCTGTAACATTTTCATTTTTTACACCTTTACCGTCTATTGGATTAAAACGAATCCATGCTCCTGCTTCCGTATTATAATCACCTAATACACTTCCAATGTCATCATTACACTTTGATAATTGTTCAATAAGTTGTCCTGCAGTCCTGTCTGTATTTCCTTTTGACGGAAGAAACTTCCCGTCTTCATTCTTCCAACTCTGTGTAACATATCCAACATTTTCAGATGATTCAAACAACGTTTCAAGATATTTTATCAGTTGACTTGCCGGATTCCATGCTTTCGGTTGCTGAACTTCTACATTTTCAATCCATGTTTTATCTACAACCACCTTGTCATCTTTTTCTATGAAAATATCATCATTCCAGTCCAACTCATATCCTTGTATTTCAGGTTTCCAGCCACGGTCCTTTGCCATTTGAACAATCGTTCCTGCCGTAACAGGATAGCCATTCCCATGAAATCCGGCCCATTTTCTTTGACATTCACCGGAATGGTATCTGCTGTCTGAGCGGCTCCATGAATCCCATACAGATACATCGTAACCGTCCTCTTTTAAGGCCATGCCTACATATATCCATTCCTGATAATTTAATTCAGAAGGATTTAAAAAGTCCAATATTTGCTTGATGTCATAGCCTCTTTCCATACTTATGCTCCTTTATATTCTTGTGGATTTATATCTCTTGGAATTCTCCAACCATTTCCTGCAATTCTGTCTATAAGGTTTTTTGCTGTTTCAAACTTCCATGTTCCTACGTGTTGAAATCCTCTTCCCTCCAAAATTCTTATCTGCTTTGGCGTTGTCAGTCCTTCCGCACGTCTCTTATCAAGTCTGTCTAATAATTTTGCTGCTTTACCGGCATTTTCTATTTCATCTGGCATGATTCCCAGTTTTTCTAACGTCTTCTTCTGTTTATCTGATGGCGGTGACATTTCCCACCCAAAAGACGGTATATATCCCGATAAATCTTCTGCCTGTATACTCATTTCAAACTGTAACGGGTCTACAAGTTTTTTCTTACGTTTTTTCATCTCTGAAAGTTGTTTTGCCAGTGCTTCTTCTCGTTGTACCACAACGTCCTCTGCTGCTGAACGTTCCGCTTCCTCAATGTCAATGGCAATTCCCGGCTCTTCTTCCATATTTTTAGTCATCTGCCTTGCCACATCTTCATTTTCACAAATCAGACTAGCAGGATGACATAATTCGTGTCGCTCTGTGTGCCATAAGAAATCAAGTAATAATAAGTGGTTCTTTCCCGGATATAACCGAGTGCCTCTTCCCACCATTTGACAATACAAACTTCTTACTTTTGTCGGCCGCAATACAATTACACAATCTACTTCCGGGCAATCCCAACCTTCCGTAAGCAACATAGAATTGCATAAAACATTATATTTTCCATTTTCATAATCTGATAAAATTTCTTCTCTATCTTGACTGTTTCCATTCACCTCTGCCGCCGCGAATCCTTTTTCATTTAGAATTTGACAGAATTTCTGTGATGTTTTAACAAGAGGAAGAAAGACTACTGTTTTTCTGTCCATACAATATTTTATCATCTCATCTGCTATGCTCTGAAGATACGGATCAAGCACTGTTCCAATATCCCCTGCTTTAAAATCTCCTGACTGCATTCCAACTCCTGACATATCTATTTTTAGCGGAATAGTCAGTGCTTTAATAGGTACCAGATACCCTTCTTTTATTGCTTTGGGAAGCGTATATTCATATGCAAGATTTTCAAAATAACTCCCTAAGTTTCTCATATCTCCTCTATCGGGAGTTGCTGTTACTCCAAGAATATCCGCCTCTGAAAAATACTGCAGTACTGCTTGATAGCCATTGGAAATGCAGTGGTGTGCTTCATCTATTACAATCGTATTAAAATAATCTCTTTCAAACTGTTGAAGACGTTTCGGTCTCTGCATAGACTGCACAGAACCAACTACAACGCGAAACCAACTTCCCAGACAACTCTCTTCTGCTTTTTCTACTGCACACTTTAAACCAGTAGACCTCGAAAGCTTGTCCGCTGCCTGTTCGAGTAATTCCGCACGATGTGCCAATATCAGTACTCTTCGTCCTTCCCTTACGCAATCCTCTACGATTTTAGCGAATACAATCGTTTTGCCACAGCCTGTGGGCAGTACTAAAAGAGTACGTTTAATTCCGCTCTTCCAGTCCTGCTCCACCGCTTCTCTCGCTTCCTGTTGATATGGTCTTAATTCCATTAGAACGCACCTGCTTTAAATGTTTTCTGTGGCTCTTCCTCTTTTGGATACAACTTTTTAATACGATTGATTTTTCGCTCTTCTCCATCTCTATTTTCATAAGTATCTACAATAATATGGGCTCTGCCCGCTGCACCTGAAACCTGGTTCCAATTCATTGAGATTCTTTCTCCCTTTTTCTTTAAGCCAATTGCAGCAAACAGTTCAGAAAGTTTCCATTCCAATGAAGAATGTAAAATATAATTCTCTGTAATTGTTGTACTTCCCTTTGCAGATTCAATTGTGAAAAATACTTTTGCCATGTTGCAGGCAGGAAGTTTACCACTTCCCTGCGAGCGTGCTCTTTCATATTTTTCAATTTTAAAGTCATAGTCCCCTTCTTCTAATAAAATAAACTCCTGACTATCCTGCTCAATCTGGTCATCCCAGTTTAATTCTCTTCCTTCATTATTCATGTATGTAAATCCTCCTTACTCTGAAAACGGTATTTCCTCTTTTTCTTTTATTTCTTTAATCATTTCATATACCTGTGGCCAAGCCCCAACTAATACTCCTTGAATAAACTCAGGATCATAACGTTCAATAGGAGTATTTTCTGGATAATATCCTCTGGCCGCAACAGCACTCTGAATGTGCCACTCATTTACATTGTGTTCTTTCATTAAATCCAGCAGAGCCTTTGGTAAATGTTCCGGATTACTGTCAAAAGAACTTCTGTCAGGTGAAACTGTTTCCTGATTACTTTGAACTTCTACAGGCATTTGTTCCTGTGTCATAAACTCCGGCATAACATTTTCTTTTCTCTCCGGAAGCGACTGTTCAATCGGATTTTGAACAACATTTTCACACTTGCTCTCCACAACTTTCTCTGTGCTGCATGAAGCATTTCCTTGAAAGATATGTGCAATTTCTTCATATGAAAATTTTGTTTCCGGCGGAAGATTATGTCTGTTTTTAGCGTCCCAACATGGATGATGCGTAGTATACATAACCCTTGTTCCACCCTGTGCCTTGTTCTTTCCTTTTTCAGCACCTTGTCCATCTACATTTACAACATAGGTTTTATAATTTGCAAACAACACCATGTCTGCCCATTCTTTCAATAATGGGGCTACCTGTTTTGAAAGTTTTAACTCCCAACGGTCATATGCTCCCATTTCATCTGGTTGTTCAAACTTTCGCATTTTCGCATGAGCCGTCATCACAACGTTAATGTTACGTTCTATCAATTCATCTAAAAGATTTAACAATCCTCCAAATTCTTCCATTAAATACACATACCCTTTTCCATAACCAAAATCTTCAATACTTTTTTTCTTGTTTTTAGCACAAAGATTTTCGCTACAAAGTTTTTCTGCCCAGTCTGCAGTATCTATAACAAGTGTTTTCAATTCATTTGGATTGTCTCTAAAATAAGTAACTTGTTCAAGCAACATCTGAAAACTGCTCGGTTTTGGCGTTCTGGCCACATTCATATGTTTCGTACTACCTTCTGTATCAATAAATATCGGATCAGGAAACTGTGAAACAAACGTTGATTTTCCAATTCCCTCTGGTCCGTATACAAGTACTTTTTGAGCACTTGGAATAATTCCTCTAATGATTTGCATTAAAATACACCTTCTCTCCATTTATTTGTTTTTGTCGGAATAGGTTCTGCAGTCTCTTGTCCCACTACATATCCGTCCTCAATAATAATCGAACACTCATCACCTGTTGATACCCTTGTGGCAATAGCCTGCAGTCCCTCTTTTTCCAGCCATTCTCCAAATTCCTTTAAGGTTGCCATATCCATTTGTTCCAATTTATCTAAAAGAACAAATCCACACTCCGGATTTAACTTCCTTACGATTGCCGTAGAAACCTTTAATCTATCTGAACCGGACATATTATCCCACTTCTGCCCTTTATAAATTAACTCTCCCTCCTTTACAGATAGTTCCGGTAACGGTAATTCTGCAGCATTTAATAAATCTTGTTTTTTCGTTCTTGTCTTTTCTATCTTTTCAGTTAGTTCCGTATACTGTTTACGATATTCTTTAGCATCTTCTTCCGCTTTTTCTTTATCCAGATTTGCCCTTACTTTTCGATTAATTTCTTCTATATTCGCAATACTGTTTTCAAGTTCTGCCGTAGATTCATCATGAATATCCTGTGCTGTCATTAATGCCACATTTAATGATGCCTTTGCTTCTTCCAATTCAGCCTCTTTTTTCTGTAATTGCTCTCGCATTACTAATACTTCCTGATTTAAAAAGGCTACTGATTGCTGATACTGACTGACCTTTTCACGCTTTCTTTGATTTTCTCCATTTCGTGCCAATACTTCCTGCTGCTTCTTAATCAAGTCTGTTGGAGAAATCAAATCTTTCGGTGCTTCTGCATAATATACCTGTTCCTTAGCATATTTTTCTTTTTGGTCTGCAATCTGTCCGATTGTAAGCCTCTGATTATAAAGTTCTTTTTCTTCTTTTTCCAAAAGAAGCAGTTTATCACCGACACCTATAATCTTTAATAGCGTATTTGCCTTTTCTTTTCCGCTGCTTTCCATAAATTTAGGAAGATTCAAGGCAAGAGTCTCAACAAATGTATTTAATAATGTCTGCCCTGCTTTCTCCCCTGACGGATCTGTTACCTTTAAACTGCTGTTTTTTCCTTTTCTCTCAACTACTAATCCATTGTTCATCACAATTTTAAGATTTGGTGGAACATTTGAGCCATGTCTCATTGCTTCTGTTGGTCTAAAGTTTTCACCGCCTAATGCCCATGCAATCGAATCTAACACCGATGTTTTTCCCTGATTGTTATTTCCTCCAATAACAGTCAAACCATTCTGTGTCGGTTCAATTTTTACGGCACGAATTCTTTTCACATTTTCAATTTCTAATTTATTTATCTTCATTGTCATTTGACTTTTCCTCAACTTTCTTCTACAATTAAATCGGTTAATTTATCTGAGTGCTTTAGGTTTGCCGACCTTTATAAGCACTCTTTTTTAGTACCCGATAATCAGCCAGTACAGAAACATTCCTACACAAAACCATGCCGGCAGGGAATATACCAGGTACTCCAAAAAATCTTTTTTCCATTTCTTCACTGCTTGTCCTCCTTCCTTATCCTGCAATCATCAGACCTAATACAAACGTTCCGAACAGTGCTAGTGCAATAACCAGCACAATGACTGCTTTTTCCAAACAATTAAAAATCCAGCGCTTTAAGTATGCCTTTCTGCGTCTTTTGAAAAACTCGCTTTTCTTCTCATTTGCCATGCTTGTCCACCTCCTTATCCGCCTAAGCGGTTTTATCCTCTGCTTTCTTTTCAAGTGTATAGTCAATTTTGACTTTCTCCTGCTCACCTATTAGAGAAATGAGCACCTGTATGATTTTTTCCATGTTCGGTTTCATTTTCTTCACCTCTCTAAACTCTATGTACTACTGATTGTACTTGTTGCGTTGTCCCTGCAAATCTCCTATAATCTAATTACCGAGTACCAGTCGGAATAATTATGAAAGGAATGATTCAAATTAAAGTAACTGTCAAACTAAATACTTCCAACATGAAACAAAAAATTCTAAACCAAATTGAAACGGAGGAGAAATCTATGCAATTAACCAAAGACACTGATAAAATGCTTTGTTTAATCTACGAAGAATTTCTGGAACGTAGAAAAAACGGATTATCGAAATCAAACGCTAAAACATTCGAACGCCCTGCCGCTTTACAGGAACAATTTCTTCAAGGTATACACAAAGATGATATTTATGATGCTCTTGTAGAACTCAAGCGAAATAACTTGATTCGTGCATATTATGATATGGGATTCCAATTAAACGACTCAGCTATCATTTATATGGAAAACCGTTTCAAAAATGGTTTGAAAGAAGTCACTGATTTTATCAGCAAATTCATTCCTTAACTTCTTGTGCGCTGGTGCTATAAAACTCATCCTTTGTAGTCATCAGCGACCATTCTCCGTTTTCGAACGTTAAACATAAATAAGTTCCATTCGACGAAATGTCTTTTCCATTCACCTCAACATGTCCAACACCGTTTTTCACATCGATGTGTACAGACTCTAATTTTTCCGCCTTCACTTCCTCACCTCCTACCCTGCTTTCTCATCACAACTCTCTTTATCCAAACAATCTCTGGCTTTGAGAACTTCCGAATTGCTCTTCATAATTAAAAGACTTTCTTTATCCATTTGTTTCATATTGGTTACTGTTTCTTCCACCAATTTTTTTAATTCCTCTGACATAATGTATCACCTCTCTTTTTTATTGCCATTTATTTCTATATCCCCTATAATTTGCTTATAGGCTTTTGCCGAAGCCTAATACAAAGGAAAGGAATGATTTTTAATGCTCGATAATTTAGAATTACCTAACGAAACAATTAACAAAACATATGATGATGTTGCTCATCCTGCGGCTTCGGAAGTCGGAAAATTCATTGGACGCATTCCTCGTGCAATCAATGCTGCTTTAGCACCTTTGGACAAATGGATTCTTCAAAAAGAACATAACGTTGTCGAAACGAAAAAAGTTCTTGCCACAAAGCTAGAATCCATTAATCCGAGCAATATTGTCACTCCTGAACCATATGTTGCCATCCCAACACTTCAAGCTATTTCGTATTGTATTAGTAGCAAGGAACTATACGAGTTGTATGCTAACCTTTTGGCCAAATCAATGGTTTCTGATACCAAAGAACACGTTCATCCTTCATTTGTCGAAATAATAAAACAACTCTCGCCTAATGATGCTTTAGTTTTTAAAATCATTTCCAAGAAAAAAGTAGTACCAGCTGCAAATCTCAGTATTTTAATGTTGCAGAAAGGTATTCGTCTTGCTGGTAGCGCTCCAGAGGAAAAGATTTCCCTTGCTCTCATTTCCGATATCCTTATTCCTCTCGTTTCAGAAGACCAAGTTCGCATTTCTCTTGATAATTTGATGAGAATCGGCCTTGTACAGTTGAATGATTTCGAGTTGAAAGATAACGCTTCTTATTCATTCGTAGAATCTTCTGATGTTTATTTGGAATTGTTAGAGGAATTCAATCGTTTGAATGCAGAAACCCCTACCGCTGACCGTATACACGTTTACAGAAAATGTATTTCTACCACTTCTTTAGGAAGGCAATTCTGTTCCGTTTGTATCGATGGTTTCTAATTCCTTGATGTCATCGCGGAGTTTACTAACAATTTTTATTAACTCTTTGTCTGACTTAATATTCTCTTGTAAATACTTCTTGATTGATAGCTGCTCTTTTTTTAGAGCGGCTATTTCTTTTTCCATCTTTTTAATTCTTTTGTATTTCACTATTTTTCTCACCTCTCTTCGTATCTATGTGAACATTATACGTCACACAGATGCTATTGTCAAGATATTTTTGTTATCTTTGTGACGTTTTTGTATTGACACAATATCTTTTAATATGTATAATCGGAATTAGAAAAGAGGTGAGTTAATGAACACTCGAATTAAAAAACTTAGAAAAACGCTTGATTTGACAATGGAAGACTTTGGAAAGAGAGTAGGGGTAACTCGCACTGCTATTTCCAATATTGAATCGGGTAACCGTAATGTAACGGAACAAATGTTTAAATTAGTATGTCGAGAATTTAATGTAAATGAAGAATGGCTTCGAACAGGCGATGGCGAAATGTTTGTTGCACTACCTATAGAAGATGAAGTAGCCGCATATGTTGAAGATTTGCTTGCGGACGATGGAGAAAACGAACTTTATAATATAATCAAAGCAATTATGCGTACATATAACGAATTATCTCCTAAATCGCAAGAGGTGTTGAGAGATGCCAGTGCAAAGTTAGTGAAAAATTTGCAAAAAGAAAAAGAAGACTAATGTCTCCTCTTTCTTGCTAAATATCTTTTAATAATGGTATACATTTGGTTTAAAAATCGAACATCTGCTTCGTCCAATTGTTCAACCATATTAATGATTATTTGCTTTAGTTTTTCGCAACTCATATGTACATACCCTCCCGTGTTCTTTTTATCGAACGCACGTTCTGAAATTCCTTAATTGAATAATACTACATTCTATATATTATTTCAACGGTTTTTAGAACATTTGTTCTTTTTGTTTTTTCTTTATACTATATATACAATTTAGCATGGGAAATCTGACGCGAAGTGAGGGATTTGTCCCAGATGTGGGACACTTATTTGTATGGAGAGTCCAAAAGGTCAGAAATATGGATTTTTAGACCTTTGGCGAGTAGTTCAAGAGTATCAGCGCTGGGAGAAGTTTCATTGTTCATTATCCTTTGAATAGAGGATTTTGAAATCCCAGTGAGAAACGATACTTGATGAATTGTTAAGTTTTTACTTAGCATTATTTTATCCAATAGTATCTTCATAATTATTCTATCTTAAAACATGAATAGGTACTAATCTACAGGTAAATAATGGAAACTCATCTGACAGGAGAGCGACTATGAGGTATATTTTTGAAAATGAAAATGCACTTGAGTTATATTATCACATCACAAAAGAAATGAATGTGAAACTTGTTCCTCACGGTTTTGAAGATGAGGTCTATATCAGCGAAGAATTTATGAACGAGTGCATGAAAGATATTATTACTAAAGATAAGAGATTTAAAAAATAGGTATTAATCGCTATGGCGTTTATACAATACAAAAGAATGAGAAAGTGAGGGATATGTTATGGGGTTAAGATTTAGAAAAAGCATAAAAATCGCTCCAGGACTAAAAATCAATCTAAACAAAAATAGCATTAGTGCTACTGTCGGAACAAAAGGTGCCCACTACACCGTAAACTCAAAAGGAAAGAGAACCGCATCAGTCGGAATCCCCGGCACGGGAATTTCCTACACACAGACAACTGGTGGCAAAAGCAAAGGTTCTTCTAAAAAGGCTGACACTTCAACCGATTCTTATACTTATTCTCAGCCGAACAATACAGAACCAAATAACAACGATAAAAAATGGTATCAAAAAACAGGTTGGATTATTGCTTGGCTAATCTTATTCTTCCCTGTAGGATTATTCCTAATGTGGAAGTACAGCGATTGGAAAAAGGCTATAAAAGTGATTGTTACTGCCCTATTTGCTTGTTTCACCATTGCTGCTATAACATCACCGACTTTAGAAAACGTGTCTTTATCTGCAGATACTTCAAAGACGTACGATATAAAACAGGATATACCTATTAAAGCAACTGTTTCACCGTCTGATTACGAATTATCCGATACTGATTTCAATATTTCAGGTGGAGAATTAAAAATATCTGACGGGAAAATAACTTTTTCTGCAACCAAAGGCGGAGCCTATGAAGTTTGGGTTGAGCATGACGATATTAAGAGTAATACACTAAAATTTAAAATAGAAGACAAAAAGGCTATTGCTAAAAAGAAAGCCGAAGAGGCTAGGAAAAAGGCTGAGGAGGAAGCAAAACGTAAGGCTGAAGAAGAGGCTAAAAGAAAAGCCGAGGAAGAGGCACGAATTGCTGCTGAGCAGGAAGCCAAAAGGAAAGCCGAAGAAGAAGCACGCTTAAAAACCGAACAAGAAGCACAAAATCAACAAAACGAAGATCCAACAGTTTATATAACTAACAGTGGAGGAAAATACCACAGAGCAGGTTGTCGCCATCTTAAATCTGAAATTCCTAAAAAACTTTCAGAGGTAACAGGCTCATACGAACCATGTAAAGTATGTAATCCACCTCAATAAGACATAAGAAAAACCGCCCAGTGTTACCAGCACTGAACGGTCAATACATATCCGAAGATATGCAAGTATACTTAGCACATATATTGTATCATCTTCGGAGCAGCCACGCAATCGGAACATATTTTCGGTGGCTGTTATTTTTATACCCTTTTTTTAATATATTTTACCGAGGAGTTGATATAACATGACAGAAAAACTATTGAGATGTGCAATCTATATCCGCGTATCTACATTTGAACAGAGTGTAAACGGAAAATCTCTGCAGGCTCAAAAAGAATATCTTGAGCATTACGCATCAGAACACGGCATGGTTGTTGTTAATGTGTATGCCGATGAGGGAAAGACTGCCCGTAAGGAACTAAAAAAACGAAAAGCAATCCATGCCCTGATTAATGATGTAAAACAGGATAAAATTGACGTTATCCTCTTCTGGAGACTGGACAGGTGGTTTCGTAATCTGTCCGATTTCTACAAGGTACAGGATATTCTTGATGAGCATGGCGTGTACTGGATTTCTGCATCTGAACCCGGAATTAACATGGAAACAAGGGACGGTAGACTGCAGTTAAATGTCGTGCTATCTATTGGCCAAAACGAAGTAGACACTACCTCTGAAAGAATTAAGTTCGTAAACGAGGCATCTATCCGGCAGGGTAAGTTAATCTTCGGAGAAAGTAATATGCCACTCGGTTATAAATCAGGTATTATAGACGGTAAAAAGTGTATGATAAAAGATTCAGATACTGAGCCTATGGTAAATGATTTTTTCCGCTATTTTAAGCAGCACCAATCCAAACAAGGCACTGTTCGATATATGCAGAATACATATGGCATCAACTTTTCTTATGGAATGCTACGCACAATGCTTACAAGTGAATTTTACAAGGGAACTTATCGTGGTTTCCCATACTGTCCTGCATATCTTTCAGAAAGCGAATGGAACGAAATTCAGGCTATTTCAACCCGTAATGTAAAACGTACTCCTTCCGGAAGAATATATCTCTTCTCCGGACTTATGCGTTGTTCTGTATGCGGTCAGAAATTAGCCGGCACAGGCTGTTCCTCTATTATAAACCGCAAAACAAAGGAAAAGCGTACATACTGCTACTACAGATGCAATCGCGCCTTAAAAGACAATCTTTGCACGAACAGACACCGTGTAAGCCAAAATTTAATTGAAAAATATTTATTGGAAAATTTGTCAGAAGAATATGAGAAATATCAAATTAGAAGTGCTAAAATTAATGAGAAAGAAAAGAAAAAGAAAGCGTCAAAAAGTCCTAAACAGATTCAAAGTGAATTGGAACGATTAAACCTGCTCTTCCAAAAGGGACGTATTTCTTTTGAATATTACGATGAAGAATATAAACGCTTGGAAGAGGAACTTGCCGAGATAAATACGCAACCGATACAATTAAACCGTGATTTTTCCTACTTAGAAGAACTGCTGCAGACGAACTTTCAGGAAATGTACAACTCCCTTTCTCCCGAGAACAGGCGCACCTTTTGGCGTTCTACCATTCGTGAAATATATCTGAATGATGATTACTCCGTACAGGGAGTTGACTTTCTGTAATTGTTTTGTACTAACTATACCGCCCCAAA